GACAAATCCTACAAATCCCTGTCTTTTTTTAGATAAAATTGTAAAATTTTTCTACCCATCTCACAATGGTATTCTCAACCGTCCGTAACTATCTAGCCGAAAAACTAGAACGAATTCGTCATGAATGGAAAACATTCCAACTTTCTGGTGAATCCCCACAACAGACGCTTGACACAACACTTGATTCCGACCTCAAGCGATACTACGATAGATTCCTCCCCCTTTTTAGACCCGAAGAACTAAACCGAATTTACCAGCAGCAACATGATCAAATAATTGAAACACTCGAACAACCTTCTGGTCTTCAACATTTTCCTGCAGAATTCCGCCTTCCTCTAAACATAGATGACGTTCCTGCCAACAGACTCCCCCCTTCTGGCATTAAACTTCTTCCTTGGAGATACAAATCTATGCGAACAGTAACCGCAACTGAAGCCATCCCTGAATCCGGATTTGCAGTCCATCCAAAGATCCAGCATCTAGTCACTAATCTATATCCCCGATATCAGTATTATATTGACAAACTATGCCGTCCTCTCGGAACTACAGACGCAACCGTTTCTGATTCTTCAAACCTCAGGTCCCAATTCTTGCTCCTCCACAAGAGCGAATTGATCGAATCATCTCACACATCACTAAGAAGTTAGATCTCACACCATTTCTACCTATCCACTTCGTCGACACTCAATATGATAGACGTCCTCTATCAACTGGAACTGGTTATCACAACCGATGCGATTATGAAACTAATGCACACGCAATGTTTTCATGTCCTCCACAATATGAGAAAAGTCACACATCGAAAGGATACTATATTAATGCCTTCCTTCAAGCATGGCGCACGTTAGTACACCACATCAAACGGTTTGGATTCCCATTCAATCCGTTTTCTACTGAACGCCCCATTACTGAACAACTCCGTGATTTCATTCTTGACTATCCTACTATGCTATTTACACGCAACCACATCTCAGATCGAGACGGTAACTTAAAACAACGCCCAGTTTACGCTGTTGACGATGGTTTTCTGACCCTTGAATCTATGGTTACGTTTCCTATGCATGTACTTGCTCGCAAAATGTCCTGCTGTATTATGTACGGCCTCGAAACATTTCGTGGTTCTAACCACTATTTAGACCACATTGCGAAACGATACAGCTCATTCTTTACGATTGACTGGTCTGGCTTTGATCAGCGCGTACCCCGCGTTATCACAGATATCTTTTGGACTCAGTTCCTTGAACAGTTCATAGTTATTTCTCATGGTTATCAACCAACTTATGAGTATCCAACCTACCCTGGTCTATCCTCCGAAGCTTTATTCGAACGTATGTCAAACATCCTCCACTTCTTACACACATGGTACAATAACATGGTCTTCATCTCCGCTGATGGATACGCTTATGTCCGCGAACACGCTGGCTTAGCATCCGGAATGCTGAACACACAATATGCAGGTAGCTTTGCTAATCTGTTTATTATCATTGACGGTCTCATTGAATTTCAATGCACTGACGATGAAATAGATGAACTCCTCCTATTCGTCATGGGCGACGATAATTCTGGATTTACTTACTGGTCAATCACCAGAGTAGAACAATTTATCATCTTCCTCGAATCATGGGCACTATCACGTTATGGTATGGTCTTATCAAAGACTAAATCCGTAATTACGGTTCTCCGACATCGTATTCAAACACTCTCGTATGAATGCAATTTTGGTATGCCAACCCGCCCAATCGCTAAGCTTGTAGCACAATTATGCTACCCTGAACATGGTCCAATTCCTAAATACATGTCAGCACGAGCTATAGGCATCGCTTACGCGGCCTGCGGTCACGATTCTATCTTTCACAACTTCTGTAAAGATGTATATTATACATTTCTTGAAGATGCGGCTGATAACGACACCCACACCATCGAAGTCATACTTAAACACCTTCCCGGTCAATTTAAGCTTGCTGATTCCTACCTCGAAGAGATAGATCTCAGCGTCTTCCCCACCCTACAACATGTTAGAGATAAAGTCTCAACATGGCAAGGTCCACTTGCTTTCCGTCCTAAATGGAACGTTGCTCACTTCATTAATCAACCTGATGCAGTCCCCCCTTCTGCTATGACAATGGCTGAATTTCGTCGAATGCACAATATCCCACGACCCGAAGTTCCACAATTGTTTTAGTGCTATTTCTCCTCGCGACTCCTGCGATGGTTTTACGCTTATTAAAATTAAAGATTTAAATACAAAAAAAAATTA